TGGTCGTGGCGGTGTTCGGAGCGTCGTCGGACTCGATGACTGGACGCCGGTACAGCGTGTCGGTCGTGCCCTGCGGCAGGTCCGACGAGTACGACGCACCGAGCGCGGAGCCCAGGTTCTGGATCTCCAGAGCCCACTGCGGGTTCATCAGCCAGGACGACCGGCCACGCCAGCGCACCGGCACCGACCGGTACGTGGCGTCGAGGTCGGCCTTGAAGATGGCTGCAGCGGTGTTCGACACGAGCTCGACGTTGGTGTTCGCGTCGAGTGCCGTGAAGATGCCGAACGGCTCGTTGGTGCCGGAGCCGGTGCAGTGCGCGGCACCCTCGAGACGGTCGCGAGCATCCGCGAACATCATCAGTAGCTCGCCGGCCAGGCCGGAGATGTCGTCGTCGGCCTCGATGGACGCCTGCGCGAACGCCTGCGCCTTGTGGACCGACACGGACGGCTGCCCGAACGTCGGGGTGTCGTCGGACACCTCGGTGAGCTGGGCGTCGAAGCTGGCGGTGATGCCGGCCGAGGTGATGCCCTGCCAGGACGTGTCGCCGGGACGGGTGAGGGTCACGACTCGGGAGATGGCACGCAGTGCGTTGCTCGATCCCGAGTTGGTGATGATGACCGTGGGGTCGAGGTGCGTCGGCACGAGGTAGTTGCCGTTGGCGTCGGTGAGGGTGGACATCGCGGTCCGCTCTTCCTCGTTGAGCTGCCAGGCGCGACCGGTGACGACCTTGGCCCAGCCCGACTCGTACTCGTCGGTTGCGCGGGCCAGCAGGCCGCGAGCCCACTCGCGGTCGCCCTTGTGGCGCTTCACGAGCTTGCGGACGTGGTCCATGTTCTCGGCGTCGTCGACCTTGCCCTCGAGAGAGCGGGTGACGGCGTCAGCGAGCTGCATCGGGGTTGCCGAGCGGTCGTTGAGGACGTCGGTGGTGTCCGGGGTGGAGATCACCTGCAGCGACGGCCGGCTGGCTCGCGCCTCGGTGCGCTCCTGGATCTTCACCAGCTCAGCCTCACGCTCGTCGAGCGCTTCGAGCTGCTCGTCGATGCCGGCGATCTCGGCCTGACGGGCCTCGACCTCGGCGCTGTCGGAGTCGGTCAGGGACCGCTCCTCGGTGATCGCCGCTGTGGCGACGGCCTCCATGGCCTCGAGGGCGGCGGACCGCTTCTCCTCGATCTTGCTGCGCTCCTGTCGGAGCAGTTCCAGAGCCTTCATGACTCCTCCTTGGGGGGTCGGGCCGCACGCTTGGCGGCGGCCACTGCGAGAACGGCACGCGGGTCGGCGCCGTTCGGTGACCCCGAGGTGTCCGAGCGGACTGCGTCGGGGGGTGGGGTTGAGGTGTCCGTGCGGACTGCGTCAACTCCGAGGTCTGCGAGCAGCTGGGATCGCTGCGAGTCGTTGAGGTCGGCGAGCAGGGAGCGCACGCCGACTGAGGTCGCTTCGTAGGCGGGGAACACGACCGGCCCCAGCTCGAACAGGTCGAGCTCACGGATCGTCCGGACGGGAACGTCGTCGCCGGACTCGTCCCACTCCTCACGGGTCACCCGGAACCGGAACGACATGCCGTCGATGGCGCCGCCGGCGATCGCCTGACGGATCGGCTCCACCCTCGGGTTGTCGAACATGCGGGCACGGACGAACAGGCCGTGGTCGTCCTCTGAGAGCTTCTCGATCGCTGCGATCGGCACGGAGCCGGTGGCGATGTCGTGGCCGTGGTCGAACTGCATGACCGGCGTCCGCTCACCGAGGGTGCGCTTGAACGCGCCCCGCTGGATGATCTCGTCGAAGCGCCCCTCCCACGAGTCGATACGGGTGGGCGAGTCGAAGACTGCGGCGTAGCCCTCGAGGGTGAACCCGTCGTCGTCGGACGCCCGGGCGGTGAAGGATGCGGCGCGTGTGAGCAGCGCCTTGGGTGCGTCAGGCATTGAGGGTCGCCTCCGATGTGGGGGGGGTGTCGGCGGCAGGACTTCCCGGGATGCCGGGTTCGTCGAACTCGGCGCCGTCGAACGGCTCCTCGTCCTCCTGGGCTCGCACTTCGTTGATCGTGGACGTCCTGTTCCGCAACCTGCGGTCCTGGATCTCCGATCGGGTGATCGGATCGACACGGAGGAATGCGTTGCGGTTGAAGCGAGCGAACTGCGGCTTCGGCAGTAGGCGGGTAAGGCCCTTCTCGATGCGCACCAGTCGGGACTCAAGCGAGTGCTTCAGATACGCCAGGTCGGCCTGCGACACGTTGGCGTAGGTGACGTTCTGGCCCGACGTCGCGGAGTACACCAGCGACGGCGGCACCCGCCAGAAGCGACACGCCTCCTCAATGCAGAACCGCATCAGCTCGATGAACTGTGAGTCGTTCGGGTTGACGGTGATCGGCGTGTAAGTCCACCCGGACCCCATCGCCGCCGGCTCCCGGTTGCCGCGCAGGGCGTTCATGAACGACCGCTTGGCGCCTTCGACCTGTTCCTTGGTGAGGGTCGGGTCCGGGTTGCTGAGGATCGCCGACGGTGCTGCGTTGTCGCCGAAGAACCGGCCGCCGAACTCCCGGGCAGCGACCGCCGTCCCAATCGTCGCCTGCGCCCGCTTCACCGGCGACTCAGCGAACGGAGACCCCGCACGCACCAGACGGCCAGGTAGATGCCAGAGGTCGCCATACGGCCACAGCTGCCGGTCCTCACCGAGCACCGCAACCGTCGGAACACCACGCTCCACACGCCGGTTCGTGACGATGCCAGCGTCGATCGGCTCGATCGACGTCGGCAACCCGCCGACCCCGTACGTGGTGATCTCCCCGAAGGCGTTCCCGTCGGTCTCCAACGAGTCGGAGATCTGGTACAGCCACACGTCCTGTTCGACCAGACCCGACGGCTGGGCGATCAGCGATGGCGCCGGCTCCAACGGCACCCGACGGTCACCCGACTTAAGGACACCGTCCAACGGCAGCGCCGAGATCGACCCCGCCAGAACATCCACGCACGCCGCCGACGCAGCGTTTGCCAGCGCCGTCGCCACCGACACATGCGTCGGGCTGTACGGCAGAGTTGCCGTCCACATCGCGGCGTACTGCGACAACGAGATGTCCCGCTCTTGCGTCTGCGGTTCGGCATCACGGAGGAAGAGACCCATCAGCTCCCCTTCCGCTCAAGCAACACGCCGACGGTCAGCGCCGCAGCACCACCGACAGCCAGACCGCATGTCACGCCGAGCGTGAACGCTGCGGCCACCAGGAGAAGCAGGCCGACGACCTGCCAGATCGTCGACAACACGGCCCCTCCGATCAGTACGCCCAGGAGGCCACCTGCTCAGGCACCTCGGCCGGCTTCCGCGCCGCCGAGACCGCCAACGTCAACGCCACCAGCGGCGAGATGTCACCCGGCGACTTCCTCGACCACGCCCACGAATCGGACAACGGTCGGATCGCTGCGATCGCGACCGCAGCGTTCAACACCGGCTGGTCCCGATGCCGGAACAGCCCCTCCGACACGGCGTCAGCAATCGCCCCACACGCCTGCGCCATGTCACGCGGCGTCGTCAACACCACCTCGACGCCCCGGGCCGCGAAGTCGTCGATCAGCGACCCGGCTGGCGACGCTGGATCGATGACCACACGGTTGGTTCGCTCCGACACCCAGTCCACGACACCCGCCGTGCCGGCCTCGTGGTACACGACCTCGCCGTGCAGGAACCCGTCGACACGAGTGCCGGCCACGGCGACCGACGTCCACTTCCGATCCGGCGACGTGTCGATCGCCCACTCGACCGGATCGGTCGCCTGTGACCCTGGGTCGGCTGCCTGTTCCCACGCACCCTCATCGAAGACGCCAAGCTCGTCGGCCTCCAACGGCCACACGCCCATGCGCTCACACAGGTAGCCCTCGGGCGTCAGGTCGCCGTCCAGTTCCTCTTGGACCGTCTCCGCTTGGATCCGCACGCCGTAGGCCGGGTTCACCCGGGCGACGGCCTCACGGTCCGCCGGATCCACATCCGGCTCCGACGCGAACTCCAACCACGACAGGCGGCCCGGCGTCTCCGACATCGCACGACGCCGCAACCGACGCACTTGGGCCGACGCCTCATCGGCGGCCGGCGGGGCGGACCCCGAGTAGATCAACTTCGGGTTCGGCATCGCCGACAGTGCCGGCACCGACGCGGAGGTCACCGCCGGCGGAAGATCCTGACACTCGTCGAAGATCACGCACGGAGCTGAGAAACCACGACCCGACGACTTGGACCGGGCGATGAACTTCAACCGCTGCCCGGTGTGGAGCTCCAGGCCCTCCTGGCCGTTCACGTTCACGTAGCGCTTCACCCGGCGATGCAACGCCGGCGTGTTCTGCACCTTCGACCGCAGCCGCAGCCAACCCTCGAGCGCCGTCTTCACCTCGTGCGCCGTGTGCAAGATGAGCGGCAACTCGACCACGAACAGCAGGTACAACTCGACGGCGATCAAGATGTCGCCCTTGCCGTTCTGACGAGGGACGATCACCCCCGACGACCTCGAGGCCCACGACCCGTCGTCGCGCTCCGCCAAGATCATGTCCACCGCGGTCCGCTGCCACGGATCCAAGATCAGGCCGGCAGCCTCAGCGAGCTCGGCGGCCTCCCCGCCCGCCGTTCGCGCGCTTGGCGGCTGCACCAGCAGAGTCGGTTCCTGACTGCCGATCAGTACGGCGCTGCTGGAGCTCATCGACAGGGTCGACCCCCTCCGGCTTCACCACCACAGCCAACGCCGACCGACACTCACGCAGGCGAGCCACCAGCGACGGCAACTCCGCACCCAGCCGGCGGCCACGCTCATCGACCTGACCCTGCACCTCCGCCGCCGCCTTGATCGCCGACTCAAGCCGGCCGGCCAGCCACACGAGGTCTGGTTCCGGATCGGCGCCGGACTCAGCGACCAGGCCCAGGAACTGCGTCGCCAACGGCGACAGGTCACCGC